AAACCCCCTATGAAGAAGAAGAAGAAATTAACCGAGGCTCAAATGAAAAGATTAAAAAAACATTCGGCACACCATACTAAGAAACATATGGACTTAATGAGAAAAAGAATGGAGGAGGGTATGACATTTAAGGACGCTCACGAATTAGCACAAAAAAAGGTAGGTAAATAATTTTAATCAAAAATAAATCTAAATTTCGTCGATCTTTTTTTCTCTCTATTTTCTATGATAATGAATTTTGAATTTAAAATGGTTTTATCATAGGATTTTTTTTTTATGACATATACCCCTATAATTTTTATTTATAATTAAATAATTGATTAATCCATTTTGACATTAACAAGATATTATGAAGTGTCAATTTGGATTAATTAACTAAAATAGTTTAAAAAATAATAAAAAATCGTTTGAGCCATTTTGGATTATGCGGTCTGTTGTTGGAGAGTAGATTGAGAAACTGAAGCAACTTGATCCCCCGCTCTAGTAGTAGGTAATGATTTTTTCTGGTTTAATTCGTCTTCTACATTCTGGTCGTTCTGGAGATTTTTTGAATGGTCGCCGAACATACCTACAACACCACCAGCCAGCCCTATAACATTACCTATCGCTGCGATTTCTGGTCCTATGGCTGGTATGAGTCCAGCAAGATCACTTGCTCCCGCGATCATTTGAGAAGTTTTTGAAACAACATCCTCCCAGTCGTGGTCTTTACCGAAGAAATTTTCGTGTTGTCTTAAATTATTTATACCTTCAACTAAATCAATCCCCGCGACAGAACCACTGGTGACGGCACCTCCTACTTTGCCGATTGTTTTCGCCGCCTCTTCACCTAACATACCACCACTAACCTTTTTCAAACCCATACCTAATAATGTATCACCTTGTTCCGGGGCTGAAGATATAGTTTCTTTTAATGTGCTTTCTTCCTCTGCTGTCCCGCCGTTTACATATTGGGGTCGTGGTTCACCTTCAACATTCGGTTCTGGTTCTTGTCCTTCTCCAGCGTCTTCGTCTACTGGTGGCTCTGTAGGTTGTGGATCTTCTACAACTGGCTCACTTGAAGCGTCTGCTGGATTATATCCAGCGTCGTCTGTCCCCCCCGATAATTGAAGCGAGGGTGCGTTTCCGTCAAATGCGGGGACTTCTTCGTCTGGTGTTGGGGCTGGGTCTGGGACTTCTTCACTTGGAGTAATTTCTGCGAGTCGCTTTCTAGCGTCTTCAATTAGTCTTTCTTTTCTACCTTTATACGCTTGATTAAGACCGAAAGAACCCATAACATTACCCATTAAATCTTTTGAATATGTAGCGTCGTCAGTTAGACTTTCACCAGCCTTATCTTGATTATATTGAGTTTGAATTCTATTATTCCAGTCTTGAGCCTCATTACGAAGGGCTACATTTTCAGAGTTTAAATTGTTCTGCTGATTAACCGCACTATCATTGCCGAATAAATCAATCGCCATTTTATAATTAGTATTATAAAAAAGAATTCAAAATAAAAGGATTAAAAATGTTGTCAAATACATGTATTGATTCATTAAATTCGTCGATCTTTTTTTATCTTATAAATCAGTATCACCGAAATATAAATCTTTTACAGCCTCGTCTTTCTTTGGTTTTTTCATTTTTAATTCTTTATTACCTTTTGATTTGGCTTGTGAAAATATATCATCGTCCATTTCTTTAGGTTCTTCTTCTATTACCTTTTTCTTACCTATTCCCAGTAGCGTCTCGTGGCGACGATAAAAACGGGCTGGATTAGTTTGTCCGTCAATATATAAAAATGAATATGGTTGGTCGTGGGCTAGATTGTAATAGGTCATAAATAATTCTTCAGAGCCACACAACTCACTATATTCTTCTTTTATCTTCTCCAGTTCTTTCTGGTTATTTTGTCTAAAAATTAAAATATTTGTGGCGTTGTTTCTTATGATATTACTCACTGAACGAAATGATTGTGTTGTTAAAAATATTGACATTTCATAATGACGAAATTTACTACATAAGAAAGATATATCATTTGTTTTCTTGAAATCCCGTGATAAAATATCGTCAAGTAAAATTAACATAGTAGGCATGTCTTCTCTTTCGTATTTCTGCTGTGAGGCTACTAGGTCTTTTATCATTTGATCGCTGTAATGGTCTTCAGTATCTACAAATGCGTCTTTGAAATATTTACCTTTTGTATCGTTGTTTATCGTATTGGAGATAATTTTATAATAATCCCAGTAGTCGTCCCCATAGAAATCGTCTCCATTTCTTAACGCGTTAATTAAATAATTTGTTTTACCCGATCTTACTGAACCGATACATAAAGTTAAAAATTGCGGTTTAGGTAGGTGAGGGTGTATCTCCTTATATTTATTTGTTTCAAGAGCGTCATTTACTTTCAAAACTTTCGGGACTTTTTTATTCATTATAGTTATAGAAATATTTTATTTGTATAATTATAAAAAGATAAAATGGAGGTTCAATCAGTATTATTCAACAAGAAAAAATTCACCAAGAAACAAGCCGAAAAATGGATTGTGGATAATGGTTATAAAGTGAAGAAGGTTGACATAACAGAAAACTTAAGAAGATACAGACAATTAGACCCAAAACTATTTAACCAGAACACCTATCGTATGAAAAAATTAAAAGGTAATGATTTAATGTTAGTAGTAGGTAAAAGACTTAAAAAAGGTATGAAGAAGAAAAAATAACTAATTAATCCAAATTGACACAAACGATTTTTATTATCCTTTTATTTTTTATTAAATAATAGGATTAATCCAAATTGACATTCATATAAGGCTGTTAATGTCAATCTGGATTAATTTAATTAATTACCTTTAAAAACAATTATCAAAATAGCCAGTCTGTCCGTGATATACTGAACCTTGAGGTTGAACGGCATTATTTATCTGTTTCTTTAATTTTTCTTTATCCTTATCTACTGCTTGTTGTTCTTGTTTCTTTTTCTTTCTGTCTTTCCTAATTGTTTCATATTTCATAATACCTTCTAAAACAGCCTTTTCTATATCTATGTCTTGTTTAATGACTTTTTCTACAACTTGAGGTTTAGATTCTTTAACTGGCTCTGGTTCTGTATCACCTTCAACAAATTTCTTTAAGTTGTCTTTCTTCTTCTGTTTAGCCCGTTTTTCTAATTCTTTCATTTCTCTTTTTTCTTGTGCGTTTCTCCTTCTAGTTTCCAAAGCCTTCTCCCTAGCCTTCTTTAATTTTTCTTTATGTTCTTCACTCATAGGAGGTCTTTTCTTTCTTTGTTTTTTTTCTTTCTTCGGTTTATCTTCTTTAGGAGAAGGTATATCAAAAATTTCCGCCTTTGTCATTTTACTAGGTGGTGAAGGTTGTGTTTCTTCAACTTCTTCTTTAATCTCTAAATCCTCACCCATACCATGTAAACTGGGATTATCTGTTGCTTCTTTTTCATACTCAAAATTAGGGTTTACTTCTTCAGTCTCTTCGTTGATTTGTTCTTCAAAATCTTCAACAATCGGCATTTTATCCATATTTATAATTAATAAATTATTATTATTTTCTATTAATTACGATAAAAAAGTTAAATTAAATCTAAAAAAATAAATTACATTTAGATGATAAAGATTAAAAAAGATCGACGAATTTAAAAAATCATTGTCCCCTCGTCTTTCTCCCTTTTCAAATAATCTTCTTGACGAAGTCCAGTTTGATTTTCTCTAATATGGAGATTAATAATTGTTTGTCCCTTGAGGTGTTTAGCCAGACGCTCCCCAATATCACAAATAGAAATATCAAATTCATTAATATTTAGTTCTGTAGGATTACCAAGTTTTACATATACTCTCTCGTGAGGTTCAAAATATAATCCGTCTCCATTAGACCTCCCACTACTATCAAAACGAGGACAACAATACAATATTTTTGAAGGTCTTGATACAGCAGAGTTGAGTGTCTTTTGTGTGAAATTATCCAGACGAATAAATAAAGTGCCGTCATTGATAAGAGGAGGCACAACAACGCTGTCATATTTCCAACCATATCCGCCGTCATAAGTAGCCCCAAGTTTCTCGGGTTGTAAGATAGTAATATTATCAAACCCTAATAATCTATCAGCATTAGCCCCCTCAGTAGGGATATAATATTTTGTATCTGGTAGTAAGATAAAAGCCCAGACATAATCTTTTACTACACCTTTAGTATCGCAACCCAGTTGAGTATAAAAAGTCCCGTCTTGTCTCCAAGGGTCATTGAATTTCGGTCTTGTTTCTACTTCTTGACATTGCTCCTCGGTATTATCTTGAACCATTCTAGCCCACCAGTCAGTAGCCTCATTGAAATAAGAACCACCTATATTAGTTAAATCTCTACCAGAGAAAGCCGAAAACTTTAATTTACCCACGACATCGTCTCCACCACCAGCGGGAGAAACCTTATGAGAAGAGATCCAAAATTTAGGATACATCATCCACTGAGTCTGATTTATCGGGGGAGGGACATTTTTATTATTCGTCGCCGTGAAAGTAGCCATAGAGAAGCCACAAAATATTTTCCACCCAGCGTCGTCAAGAGGATTATCACTAGTAGACAAAGCCCCAGTATGATAATAAAATAATACTTGTTCTCCCTCGGTTCTAATTAAGAACTGATTAATTGTTTTGTCATTTTCAGTCATATCATATCTTTCACTAAACTCTGGACTCGTAGCTCCTATTTTAGTCCAACCCCAATATTCAATTTCTTTCATACAAATTTTCTCGTCTTCTCCTCCTTCATTAATCGCACAACAAGCGACAATTTTCAAATAATTATCATCTGTTTCAAGGTCATTAATCCCTACTGGCTCAATTCTAATAGCGAAATCGTAGAATTGTTCTTGTCCCGCATTTCTAACACCTCCGGGATTACCATTAGATAAGAAAATATCTGGGTCAAAGTATTCGGGTTCTATGGCGTTGTTATTCTCCACACTTTTATCAAAAGAACGGGCTAAACCAAACGCACATTGAGTATCTACTTCAAAATCGCTGTCGTCCTTACATACACCAGCAATATCTACCCTCATATTACCTTCATATAGACTCATAGGTCTTTCGTCAAAATATCCAACGGGATCAATTTCATTATTCGGGGGGTGATTAAATACTATGTCTGGTGCTGAAATTTCTCTTGTCCCCGCATTATAGGTCAACTCTGCGTCTGTGTCTCCGTCTGGGTAATTTTTTTTAATTTTTGTGGGAGTGAAATCATCGTCCTCCGCCGATAATTTAGAAGATTGTCTTAATGATAAACCAGAGAAAACTTCTCCGGGGTCAGTGAAATATGATTTAGTAATAGGGGTAATATCTGGGTCTACCACTTCACCCAAAATATCTGGGTGCGGAAACCCTCTCCTCTGTGCTTCTGTAATCTTTGATAAAAATGTATCTAAAGATACTTGCTCCTCCATGTTTTGTTGAGTTCTTAAATTACATTCTATAGGATAGCCAGTTGTATCATTAGAAGTTCTGCCGTCGTCCTCGTCTTCTAAATTAATATTATACATTTGAAACCATTTCTGTCCGGGACGGATTGTTATGCTTTCGTCCCTTGAAAACTTTACAGATTGAACCGCCACTTCACTATCTCTGGGTATAATTAAAGGTTGTTTCATATAATTACGATATAAATACGGCTCTTGAGCCACTCCGTCCTCGTCCAATCCGTCTTCAATTTGATTACTTGTAATAATTAGACTCATAACTTTTTTATAATATTTAAAATAAAAAAAATATATTGTTAAAATTATAAAAATGGTAGTTAGTTTCAGAGATCCTATAATTCAAGAAAAGGTAATCGCTCACGCAGATTATAAAGTTCATAGACCTTTACCGAAAAAACCCGATAATCCTAATCGGTGGGGAGACTGGGTAGAAAGGTGTCAAAAAATTAAACAAGAAGTATCTCCTCATAATGCTAAATTATATAAACAAATATGGGCTGAATTAAATTCTTCAACTGAAGAATAAATTCGTCGATCTTTTTAACTCTTTTTTAACTCTTTTAGTTAATTATCATCCAAGTGAACTTTTTGATTGTTTTCTTGTAATAATAATATATTAACTAAATTATAAAAATGTCTAATCGTTATTTAGAGGTCGCAGTTTCAAACAAAACGAGTGATAGTAAAATGAGTTTTCATAAAGGTATAGCCAATCTTATTTTTCAAATCCCAGCCATTAATTCAACCCTTATCCCGGGTTCAGTCCGTATCTCTGGTAAATTAAGATTTTACAAAGACGACGCAGAACCCCCGACGGCGGCGGGAGGCGTTCAGTCTGCGGACGAGAGATTAGGTGTGTATGGTGCGTTTCAGTCCCTCACCACCCGTTCAATTAAACACCAGCAGACCATAGAGAATGTTAGACATTACGCTCACTTTCTTAAGAACTTTTTACCCCTAGCCACCAGTCGTGAAGACGCTGATACTCACTGGTCTCAATCCTCTTTAGAACAATCAAATTTCAATTTATTCAACTCCAATGTTGTAAGACAAGACGCCGAAAATGAGTTCTGTCTCCCCTTACCTTGTGGTTTATTTAACGGCACTCAAGATATACCCCTCGGTGAAAATATGCTCGGTGGATTAGAAATTGTCCTCGCCCTAGCCAGTGATTCGCAAATGCTTTACTCTGATACTGGGGACGCTTCAACTATCTCAACAGCATGGTATGAATTTAGTGATTTGAAATTATGCTGTGAAGTTAGAGACTACACTCCAGACGAATTATCTAGAATAATGAAGAAAGCGTCTTCTGGATTTACATACCAGTCTGTCTCCAGTTATTATGACACTATCAATTCTCAATCGGCTAATATTGTATTTAATTTAGGATTATCAAAAGTTAGGTCTGTATTTACTTCATTTATCCCCAGTTCGTATTTAAATAATCGCACCGAGAATGGATATGCGACCCTTATGCCGTCTAATACAGACGGAAATTTAGCCGCGATCAAAAAGGTTGTCTGGACTAAAGGAGGCACTATGTATCCCAAAATGTATGAATTAAACACCAATATCCGTGATAGTCCCTCCACGATTGATTGCGACCCAGTGGTAGTTAAGGATTATGTTTCTGCTGTTAAATTATTTGAAGACAATGACGCTATTCAGTTAGGTTCTACCACGACAAATCGGGATATGAGTAATAATAATAACACCACAGACACTAACCAAGTTCAATACACTAAAATACCGAATGGTGGCTATGCGTGGGGTCTGGGTATTACCTACGACCACCTCGGGGGACAAGGTGCGGATTTCTCCAATCCCGGGAGCCAGTTCGGTCTCAATATGGAGTTAGACCTCACAACTGACTCGCCTCAATCTGTTTTCGTCTTTGTGAATAGTGAGATCAGTGTTCTCTTTAACCAGAACGGAATTCAAGTAGTCCAGTAATCCAAAATGACACTAACGATTTTTTTATTATTTTTATTCTTTTAGTTAATCCAAATTGACATTCATATAAGGTTGTTATTGTCAATCTGGATTATTTAATTTATATAGAAAATAGAGATACAAAAAGATCGACGAATTTACTGCGGAAAAATTAAACAAAAAAACAATATTTTCTTAAGTGCGTTTTTTTACCCAGAATTTTTTTCTATTATTAAGTATAAAATGAATAGTAAATTACAAAGTGATTTAGAGTTCGGTTTTAAAAGTGAAGACGAGAGCCTCCCTTATCTTGAGACAATCTTCGGTAAATTAAAAAAAACAGATCAATACAACAAGTTTGATTATTTAAATGATAAATGTAAGATAGAACTTAAAACTCGTAAATGTAGGTTCGGTCAATATCCAGACCTTTTTTTTGAATTAGGTAAAATTAAAGAGGGTATTAAGTTTAAGAAGGCTAATCCAGATAAAAAGGTTTTCTTTATATGGAGGTGTCTTTATACTAGTGAAAAAGAAGATGGTTTTTATTACTGGGAACTAAATGAAGAAGAAGTTAATACGGGCTATGGTGGGAGAAATGATAGAGGTAGAGACGAATATAAGATATTAGTCAAGATAAAAAATGAATATATTAATCCTCTGTTTTTACATAAACCGACTTTATAGTGTCTATGTCTGTCCCCATTTTATTAGATAATTCTTTCTCTTTTTGTTTTACTTCTTTTAATAAATCACTGGCTACAATTTTTCTTATCATGGTTGTGGATATTGATTTATTTAAATATTTTTTACTTGTTTTTATGAGGAGTTGAGAAAGAGCATTACGACTCATAGGAAATAAATTCTTACTATCTCCATTTTTTCTTATATACATACGGATTATTTTTTCAAGATCTTTAGGGACACTAATAACCTTCTCCTTATATTTTTTACTTGTCTTATAATCATTCATAATAAACTCCATTTTTGTTTTATCCATTACCAGATAATTATTATCTTTTTTTTGTGTATCGGTTAATTTATTATACTCTCTACGAGTAATTTTTTCAAGATTAGATAAATCATTTCTCATAGGGATACGAATTAATATCTCAAGAATTACATAAACTTTTAAGAGGTTATATTCTTTCGGTGTTAATGATTCTTTTTTTTTGAGTTTCGGTATATCTAAATCTTTTTGAATTCTTTTCACCATGTCTTGAAGTTCACTTAATTCAATGAAATTATTTTTTTGTTTTTCACTAATGACCCCGCTTTCTTGATTTTCTTGATACTTCTTATTTAATTCGTCTCTAACCTCATTATACTTCTCAATGGTCTTACTGGCTTTATCTTTACTCATTAAATAAACTATGATAGAATTGTAATAATTTCTCTGGGTTGTAAAATGTTTATCTTCTAATTTCTTCTTAACTTTATCCACTTCATTTAGAAATTTAAGGTTGTCTTTTTCAAATATTTTCATTAGTTTATTAAGGTTAGATACATACATTTTTATAGTGCTTTCTTTAGCATTAGGACGGGCTTTAGAAATTAAATCTTTAAGTTTTTCTGTCATTTTATAATAAAAGGTTAGATTTTTATTTTAATTAATCCAAATTGACAAAAACGGATATATATATATGTCAAAATGGATTAACCAAATTAGTTAAAAAATAATTATAAAATCGTTTGAGACAAAATGGATTACGACCAATAGACTTCAAGTTGTCCGTCCTTGAGAGTGGCGTATCTTAATTGTTCGGTGTATGAAATCTGGAGATATTTACCAGTGGATAGACCTTGTCCCGTCCCAGCATTGTCTCTCGCATTCATAGTGATTTCAATACCTTTAGAACCGACACGCTCCCCGTGATTAAGTCTCCACCCTTGATAGAACTGGTTTACTAACAACTGGTCTTGAGTTCTGCCGTCATAATGGAGAGTGGCTCCCGCTCCCGCTCCGGGTATGAGGTCGTGTCCGCCACCCGAATAAATCGGTCGGGGGATATATAATTGTCTCTTCTCTGCGTCTCTTAAATTGTGATAATGTCTTGCCCCATTCTTAACATTCTGGGGAAACAAGAACTTTTCATTATAAAATAAATTACTTTCTAACTCTCCAACAGCGTCTCCAGTATTTACAAGACCCCTTGCTCCATAGTGAGAACATATACCAAGATCGGGGGCGGCGGCTTGATCCTTGTAGCCAGAATAACACCTCGTCACAAGGCGACCAGCCCCACCAATATTTCTAATATTCGTCTTAGAGGTGTCTGTGCCGTCGGCGGCGGAGGTAATTTGCTGTCTTGAGATTACATAGTCAAAATACGAAAATGTCAAATCTTTATTCATAGAAGCCCACTGCTCCATTTGTCCGGGATAGAAAATGTGGTCGCTGATAAACTCCACCGAATTCTGGTCTATCTGGAACTCAAAACCAGTATCTCCCTCGTCTGCTTTAGAGAGAACCATTCTCTCCAGAGACGCTGGAGGGGTGAAATATAATTCAATTTGAATTCTATCACTACCCATTGTAAAGAGGGGGAGTTGATTACCAGTTTTCAAGAAGGGGAACAAATCATGTAAAGCGATTGAAAATGTAGGGAATAATGAATTATGATTCGCTTCACTCGTCACAATAGAAAACTTATGAGGGGTTAATCCCGCTCGCGAGCCGTCCGTCACTTCACCACCATACTCCTTACCATTCTGGAGAGCCAAAAAGTCTGCTTGTGTATTTGCTTCAAATCCGTCAGTGTCGCCAGAGTCATCAACATCTTTGTAGGCTGGTCCCCACGCCAGACAAGTCCCGTTTTTGTATTGTTCTCTCTCCATTTGAGTTGAATTGTCAGAGAACGCATTTTTTAGACTCTTAAACCAACCAAATTCGTCAATATCACAAATTACCCGACCCGAAGAAGTCTTGAGGACGGCTCTTTGTATTAGTGAGTGAACTCCAACCGATAATGGATAAAATGCGGTTAAAACATTATCACTGGTCTTCACTTGACAACCTAACGAAATACTTGAAGAAGGCGACAGAAAACCTTTCGGTTCTAATTCAAAACGACAAAAAGTATTATCACTAGAAAAAACAACTGGACGGAGAATATCACTTTCTACCTCTTGAGCCGTTGAAGTAGGTAATTGTCTTAAATTGATAATATCGGGTTGAGCCGATCTATCTTTAGAAACTGATTTTTTAGCCATAGGGTCGCTCGGGTTATAATCACTACTCATTTTATATTTTAATCAATATAAAAAAAATGTTGTAAGATAATTTTAAAAAAGGGATACATGTATTTGAGAACTTAAATTCGTCGATCTTTTTTGTATCTCTATTTACCTAACCATAAATCCTCTGATTTGAGGTTCATTTTATAGGCTAGATAAATACAATAGAAAGAACAATTTTTCGTTCTAGTTAGTGAGCCGTCTTCATTTAATCTAATAAAATTAATTTTGCCGTCGGGGGTAATAACTTGTAAATGTTGAAAATTACCTTTGAATATTTCTCTTAAATATTTTGTAAAAGTATTCATACTATTCATTATGATAATAAATGGTTTATCTATTTCTACAAGCCTCTTGAGAATAGGTTCTTTTAATTCTCTATCAAAAGGGATATTAGTAATTATAATATCACTATCTAAAGGTTTATCTTTAAGAATATCTAATGAAGTATCCCCTACGACATTATGACCTAACTCCTTTAAATATTCTACTGATTTACTTTGAAATGAATTCAATAAACAAGCCTCCCATATTACTTTATCTTTAGGTATGAGGTGATTAATATTCTCCCACGCAGATTTCGGTGTATAATAATCATCATAAACTTTAAATATAGGACTATCAGATAAATTCGCCATTTATTTTATACTTATACATAGAAAAAAAATATCTTGAAATTACCGCATTCAATCAAAATTAATTACGAAATGTCCGTGTTTTACTTTACATTTCATATATACTGATCTCTTATTCAATGATTTTTTCAGTTCTATATCCCTTAATATATGTGGGGATACTTGTGGTTGAATAATATATGGTCTCTTTATATCCTTCATTAATTTATTAATTGTTTTTCTTACAATAGGTATATCACCATATTTAGAAATTTCGTCTGCGTCATTATATATCTGTAATATATCTGTGTATAATGATTTTTCTAAATCATAACCATTCTCGCAGTAATGATTTATTTTTTTGGCTGTTAAGATATATCTGTCTCTATCTTTAACTGAATAAGGTTTTCTTGGATTAGGTATTTGTAATGCCTTTCTTAAACTTGGTAAATCTTTAACTAATAGTGAATTATTAGGAGGTATGTCTATATATTGAAGTGCTACTAAAATACTCCATAGTGTAGTAGCGACACATAATTTAGTATGTGATTCATTAACTCCTATAGGGATTTTAAATTCGTCAATAATTTTTAGTAAATCTTTTTTTGAATATGACTTATGGATTATGGTATTATTTTTCGGCATTTATTTATTTATACTATAATATAAAAAATAATTCTATGAGAAATACGAAGTGTCGGGTAATCTTTGATAAGAAGATTAGAGTAAGAATGTATCGCTGTGATACTATATCAAGATCAACTTTAATATTTCAAAAAAGAGAAAGAATTAAAAAGTTGGAGAAAAAATTAAAGAGATTAGAGGACAGAAAGAAATACAAAAGAAAATCCTTTTTTTGTGTTTGATTGTCTAAAATAATTTATCAATACATGTTATAAAATGTTGTCTGTCCCAGAACTTAAACGAATGATTAAATCATATGACGAATTAATGAAATTGAAATTACCGAAGGGTAAAGTATCAAGAGAAAATATTATAAAAATAATTAAAGAGGCTGGCTACAAAGTAAATGAAGACACCTCTCCACCAGAATTAAGACATATTAAATCTGGTAAGAAAATGAAACGGAGACCAGAAGTAGTGAAACTTAAACCACCGAAAGAAGTAAGTCAACAAGAAAAGGACAAGAGAAAAAAAGCCCGTGAAGAAAAAATGAAGAAGGAGGGTGAGAAAGATAAAATCATTGAAGCATTACGAATGGAGATAGAAGAACTTAAGAAAAAAATAAATGCGAAACGAAAGCCCACGAATTTAAAATAAAAGGAAAGGGTGAAGCCGAAAAGAAACCACCAGAAAAGAAACCACCACCGCTCACAACAGACGCAAGAAAAGAACAGATTGCGAAAAGAAGAAAGCAACTAGAAGTGGAGAAGAAAAAAAAGTGGACTGAAACCTTTAATAAAGCAATGGATAAATATACTTGGAAAGATAAGAAGACAAGGGACAAAGCGATTGAAGATAAGGTCATAGACAAAGAGGGTAAGTTTATATTATTACAAGATCCGTCAAGACC